GATTTGATTGGTTTGGACATACTAATAGACAAACATTTTTCAATGACTTCAATATAATATACACTATGGCAGAAAAAGACCAAGAGTCGCGTCCTTTCATATCTCTAAGTGAGCTAAGCTTTTTAAAAAGGAAACCCGTATATAACAGCGACACGGACTTGATGATGGCACCGCTAGATGAGTATTCCATATTTAAGAGCCTGCAATTCCTCACACGTAGTATTCTCACGCCAGAAGAAAGTGTAGGAGTCAACGCTGACAACGCGTTGGCTGCATGGTTCCAACATGGACGAGTCATATATGAAACAAGATCCAAACTGCTAAGAGAAGTACTTATAAGGCATGATCTATACCACTTCTCAAAGTGGGCTGATAGGACATATGATGATTTCTTGAGAGAGTGGAAGAGTAAGTATCAAGAAGGAATGCCTGCTATCTGCCTGGAACACCCTGGGCGTAAAACACAAGAGTGTGATGACGGTATTGATTACGACGCGCTATTAGCAGTGAAGTTAGGCAATATGCTCGGCGCTTACCGTTGTGAAGCAATCTCGCCGGTCGAGATACCCCTATTGAGGGGAGGTGATGCTGACCACAATACTTCTAGCATATTCCAAGCCGGTACATGCTTGGGATCATGTGAATGTAACAATTTGTATCCAAAACAAAACAAAGACAAACATCGCATGATGAGTCCCGTACCAGTAATGGACGGAAAGGAAAGGACTCAGCTAGTTGGTGACGTAAATCTTAAAACGTCACGCCCGAAGATGGTAAAGCAAAGATCTCAAAAATCATTGTTTAAACCATTGACAAAAAACGATATCGACATGATCTTACTAGATGATGTTGATCAGTGCGGACCAGATTTTAGTGAAATCTCAGTCCCACCGGAGATCAGGAAACCCACGTTGGAAGAGATAAACGCAATGTATGCTCAATGGGTGAGAGATAATCACAACGCAACACCAATTCGTACCAACGCGACTGAGATTGCACACGATGAGCCAATGTATGACCCACCCGTTTTCGCGGCATACACGGAAGATAAACCATTTATATTCCAGGCTGGAACTGCGACGACAACACCAACTACACAGGCTACCACTAATACAGGTACCGTCGTTTTTTCTGACACACCATCAAATGTTGTAAACGTGGTGGAAGGAGTTATGGATGATACGCGTTATTTAGCTGCTAATGCTGCAGATGGTATGGCAGCTTTTTTGTCACGACCAGTACTGGTTCAGACTGTAACTGTAGCTGTGGGTGCTAATACATATGTGGATTTTAATCCGTGGAAGAGGTTTATAGATAATAAGAGAGTGATTAATAGGCTTGTGAATTATAATAACTTAAGAGCCAAGTTGCACGTCAAATTTTTAATTAATGGTAATGGATTTTATTATGGAAAGCTTATAGCATCATACTTGCCTTTGAGAGCGAGCGATGGTCTGGAGCATAATCATACCACTGCGTCCCCTGCGAACATTTGTTTAGCAACGCAGAGACCACATATATTTCTAGATCCGTGTATGAGTACGGGAGGACAATTAGATTTACCATTTTTCTTCTGGAAGGACGCTCTTAACATACCTGCAATGGACTGGGATCAAATGGGGCAGATATTTATTGAATCCATCAACCCCCTTAGAAATGCCAATGGCTCAACTGCTGATTTAACAATTACTGTGTTTGCCTGGATGTCTGAAGTTGTTCTTGATAGTCCAACATTGGTCGTACCTACAAATTTGATACCACAAGCCGGGGAATATAAGGAGCAGGATATCATTTCAAGACCTGCCTCTGTCATTTCCAATGCCGCAATAGCAATTTCTCCCATGTTGGGATCGCTATCTCCCTTTGCCATGGCAGTAGCTAATAGTGCAGGGATGGTCGCATCGATGGCTAAGGCATTTGGGTATAGTCGTCCCACGACAGTAGTACAACCCATGAAGATGATGCCACGTCACATATGCAATCTAGCAAATTATGATGTTGTAGATAATGGCACGAAGCTATCTTTGGATG